TCATTTATCAGCACCTGAGAAAGCTGATACCGAAGGAGGTCAAAAGTTTGCAAATAGAGCTGATGATTTTTGGACTATTCACAGAATGACACAACACAGTGAAAGATGGAATATTGGAGAGCTTCACGTTAGAAAAGTGAAAGAAACTATTACGGGTGGATGCGTTACCCCTAGAGATAAACCGATTGAGTTAAGATGGGTTAACCATTGTGCATATTTAATCAACAACATTAATCCACTAGAAAAAACCTATGATAAACAGCCGGAGCAGTTAGATATATTAGAAAAAACAAATCAACATCAATCAATGAGCAGAATGAGCTACGGAGTAGATCAAGAGGATGAATTACCATTTTAAAACAACAAACTATGTTAAGTAACAAGCCAGAAATCGATTTATTGCCTATTTACGTGATGTTTAAAGACACCAAAAGTATTTTTAATGGTAATGTATACCAAGAGGTGAAACAGTCGCTAGAAACGTACGATATTGCGTTAAGAAGATTATTTAAAAACTTTGAAGAAAAACAAATGACTGATAATCCACTAGCAACATTAACAGAATCAGCTATTTATTCAGTCGCAGAGCTTGAATTTTATACCGAAACTGTTTATGATGAGGCAACAGCCATCATAGATGAAAACACTAGGCTTAAAGAAGAGATTAGAAACTTAAGAGAACAGAACTACAAACTAAAATTATTAAATCAATCTTTAAAATTTTAATATTAAGTTTTTATTATTATTATTGCAATAACTAAACAAACATAAATTATGAATCAAAACAAAAGACTGCTCAGTTATCTAGAGCAAGGAAACAAAATCAATCCTTTAAAAGCATGGCAAGAGCTAGGAATATACCGCCTAGCATCAAGGGTGTGTGATCTAAGAAAAGAGGGTACAGAAATTAAAGATGAATGGTTAGATGTGCCTAATCGTTATGGTGAATTTGTAAAAGTTAAACAATATTATTTATGAGTCATGAATACAAAAGTTAATTTAAAAAGAATTTATCACCCATATAACTTATGGGAAGATTATAAAGCAGGTTTTTATGATAATGTATCAAACAATCAAAAGAAGTATAAAATTAATAAAGTTTTAGAAATGTTTAATAGTTATAGCCTTACAGAAAAGTACATGAATAAGGTTGTAAAAGAGTGGGTTTACTCGTGTGAACACAACTTAACTAATGAATCGATAAATCAAATAGCCTACATAGGTCAAGGTGCGTGTTGTTTGTACGCAGGTGTTCCTTGTGACTTAACCATGAGAGGTTGGAAATTATTATCACAAGATGTCAGAGAAAGGTCTGATAAAATAGCGGAAAAAGTAATACATAAATGGAAACAAAAAAAAAGATTAAAGAGTACATTGAAAAATGGAAAAAGAAAGGATATAAAAACGGGATACCAGATGAAGCTCCATTTGTTTTAGAAAAAAGAGGTATTGTCCCTAGTTACCGAATGATATGTATAGCATTAATGAAAAATCCTAACAATTTAGAATGTTTAGGTTTTCAGCGTGAAAAATGTAAAATATATCAAGAAATAAAGAGAGAAGAAATTTACAATAGAGAAACTAAAAACAAACAAATAAAACTATTTTTATGATTAAAAAAGGAGAAAAAGATGTTTACAAAGCAGCTAAACAAAGGATAAAAGTTGCTTTTAATAATTTTGATAATATTTTAATAGCTTTTTCATGTGGTAAAGATTCAGGAGTTATGATGAATTTAGTTTACGAACATGCAAAAGAAACGGATCAATTACACAAAGTGGCTTTATATTATCAAGACTATGAGGCTGGTTATAAATACACTCATGAATATGCACATAGGGTTTTTTCTAAAATTGATATACCTAGAAAGTATTGGTTATGTTTACCGCACAGTGCTGCTTGTTCTGTTTCTATGTATGAGCCTAGATGGATTCCATGGAATAAAGACCAAAAAGATATTTGGGTAAGAAAAATGCCTAAGTTAGATTGTGTTGTTAATGAAGATAACGTTCCTTATAAATTTATTAAGGGTACTAAGGGTTTTGATGCGAGGATTCAATTTGCTGAATGGTTTGCCTCGCAATATGGTAAAACAGCAGTTTTTATAGGTCTAAGGGCCGATGAATCTTTAACTAGATTAGCTATTTTTACATCTAAAAGAAGAAGTAAAATGTTCAAAAATTATAAATACACTAAAGAGATTAATAAAGACACTTTTAATTTTTACCCTATTTATGATTGGGAAACTACAGATATATGGCATGCTAACTGTAAATTTGAATGGGATTATAATAAAATATATGACTTATACCATCAAGCCGGGTTAACTATTGACCAAATGAGGGTTGCCTCTCCTTTTCATCAATGTGGGCAAGGTGATTTAAAACTTTATAGAGTTATAGACCCTATGAATTGGGGTAAAATGGTTGGTCGGGTTAATGGTTGTAATTTTGGTGGTATTTATGGTGGTACTTCAGGAATGGGGTGGAAAAATATAATAAAACCTAAACACTTTACATGGAAACAATACGCAGAGTTTTTAATAAGTACTTTACCTGAAAAGTCAAAAAAAAAATTAGTTAGTCATTTGGAAAGGTTAAAAGATACTTGGTCTAATAAAGGTTATGGTAGAAACCCAAGAGTGATTAAACAAATAGAGGAAGCTGGTGTAAAAATAGAGCGTACTGGTGAGATAAGTAATCTTTGTGTAAAAGATGATATTTACGAAATTATTAAAATAAAAGGTGAGTGGATAGACGAAATAGAAATAAAAGGTGCTACTCCTTTTAGGCATTGTCCTAATTGGAAGGCTGTATGTATAACTATAATGAAAAACGATTTTTCATTAACGTATATGGGTGCATCTAGAACTAAAGATCAAAATATTAAAAAGAAAAATGCTTTAAATAAATATAAAAACTTAAAATAAATAAATATGAAAACTAAACAACTATCAATGCTAGACAATAACGAAAAAGCTACTAAAGAAAAAAGCTACAGTTCACCAGTTTATAATGTTAAAAGAGTACCAATAGATAAGGTAAGAGCTAACGCCTACAATCCTAACGCAGTAGCCCCACCAGAAATGAATCTATTAGAGGTTTCTATATGGGAAGATGGTTACACTATGCCTGTAGTTTGTTACTACGTTAAAGAAGATGATGTTTACGAGATTGTAGACGGTTACCACAGATATACGACTTTAAAAACAAGTAAAAGAATATTTGAAAGGGAGAACGGTCATTTACCTATTGTGGTCATAGAAAAAGATATGTCTAATAGAATGGCATCAACAATAAGGCATAACAGAGCTAGAGGTTCTCACTCTATTGAATTAATGAGTAATATAGTTTCTGAGTTAGTAGAAAGCGGCATGTCTGATGCGTGGATAGTTAGACACATTGGAATGGACAAAGATGAATTATTAAGGCTTAAGCAAATAACTGGACTTGCTTCTATGTTTAAAGATTTTCAGTTTAGTAAATGTTCTGAATTAGATATAGCTAACTATAAAAAAGTAGATTTAGAAACAATTAATATTGATGAAGAATATGGATAATATAATAAATGATAATTATCAAAGTATAGTAGATAGGGGTTTTATTACTCCTACTACTACTCTTTTTGAGTTTTTAGATAAACTTCAAGAAGAAGTAGAAGAGCTAGAGAGAGAAGCTTTAAGACCTAGACAATACAGCAACTTACCTGAAGAGTTAGCTGATGTTATAATGGTATCTTTAAATATGGCAAAACATTATGATATTGATATTGAAAAAGAAATAAAAAATAAGATTAAGATTAATAAACAAAGAGCCAAAAATGCAAAAAAAACTTAACCTACCTAAAAAAGATAAAAACGGTAGAAGTAGATTAAGCTATTCACAGATAAAATGCTTTAAAGAAAATAAGCAAGAATACATAAAAAGATACATATTAGACAAACCGTTTATAAGTAATGAGTATATTGATTTTGGCAGTAAGGTTGGTCAGGCTTTAGAAACAAATAATTTTAATAATTTTCATGAATTAGAAGAAGAGGTATTAAGAAAAGCTGAAAGGCTTGACGAGTTTGAAAAACTTGTTAGTTTAGATTTTGGAGGTTTTATAATGTACGGTTATATTGACACCATATCTAAAGACTTAAGTAAAATAATCGACTATAAAACAGGTGGTAAAAACAAAGAGTTAATATATCAAAAAAACGACTATACTCAGTTGTGTTATTACGCTATGGCTTTGCGTCAAGAATATGGAGTAACTCCTAACATAGCACAAGTATGTTTCATTCGTAGGACAGGTAATTTATACAGAGGGCAAGATTTAGTTGTCGCACAAGAAGAGCCTATAATTATTAATATTGATATATCGGAAAAAAGATTAACAGATGTTTATTATGAAACAATAAAGATAGCTCAAGACATAGAGGTTTTTTATTTAGATTACTTAAAAAATGAAACAAACTAAAATACAATTAAGCTTATTTCCAACTTATGTTTGTATTGTTTGTAAAGTTAAAATAAATCATAAGGGTGTTTGTTGTAAAAAATGTATAGATGCTTGGACTAAAAAGATTATAATTGACAATAATTAAATTTTATTATATTTAGAAAATACGATTATGAGTAAAAAGTTTAAAATATTAACAAGCCACTACGGAGAAAAAATATCTATAAAAGTTGATAAGCCTGATATTAAAATAGAAGAGTATTATGATTTATGTAGGCAAATGGCTTATGCTTTAGGATATGGAAAGGAAAGTATAAAAGAATATTTTGATGATTGAAGCAGGAACATTAAAAATAAATGACGTATTTTTTTATAAAAATTACGCTTATAGAGTAATCGATAAAAATAATATTTTTGTAGTGGCATTTAGATTAGAGTATGATGGTATTACAAGATATTTTTTACATTCAATAGAAGTAGAAAAACTAATTAAAAAAAGCTTTTTAGACAATCCTAATCACGATATAACAGATAGATTTAGAAGATAAAAAAATGGTTTTATTGATAAACTAACATAAAGAAACAATGGATAAACATTTTAAAGCAAATAAAGATGCTGCAAGTGAAGCAGGTAAAAAAAGCTCTAGAAAAGGTACTCCTAATAAGACTACAAAAGAGCTTAGAGATTCTTTTCAGTTATTTGTTGAAAACAATGTAAGTCAGTTTCAAAAGTGGATTGAGCAAGTAGCGGAAAGCAATCCAGCAAAAGCTATTGAGCTAGTTACTAGTTTAGGTGAGTACATATTACCTAAATTATCAAGAACAGAGATAGAAGCAGATGTTAAACAAGAGGTTACAAATCTAAACATAGATAATCTATCCTTAGAAGAACTAGAACAACTTGAGAAAATCAACGACAAACTTAACAGACAAACAGATTAAGATAGGAATTTATAAAAAGTCATTTTATAGATTTACTTTAGATGCCTTTAAAACTATCCACAACGGGCAAGAACTTACTCCTAACTGGCATATTAAATACCTTTGTGAAAGACTACAAAAAGAAGCCATTAGAATAGTACAGGGAAAACCTAGAAACAAACATCTTTTAATTAATGTACCTCCTAGAACTTTAAAAAGTGAATTAGTAAATGTTTTTTTTAGTGTTTATTGTTGGATATTAAAAGATTCTATTCAGTTTATTAGCTCTTCCTATTCTGCAAGCCTATCAATAACTCTTAGCACTCAATCAAGGCGGTTAATAGAGTCTGATTGGTTTATTAGTCACTTTCCTGATGTCAAACTTTCTAAAGATGAAAATACTAAATCAAGATATACAACTACTAATAGTGGTCTAAGATATAGCACCTCAACAGGTGGAACGGTAACGGGTATGGGTGCTGATATTATTGTGATTGATGATCCTCAAAACCCACAATTAGCACGTTCAGATATTGAAAGAGATAATGCTAATAGGTTTTTTAATGAAACACTTAGAAGCCGTTTAAATAATCCTGATATAGGTGTTTTTATTGTGATAATGCAAAGATTACACGAGAATGATTTAACAGGAATGTTATTAGATAAAGAACCTCATAACTGGGAGTACATTTGTATGCCTGCTGAGGTATCTGATATAGTAAGACCAACTGAATTGAAAAACAATTATGTAGATGGTTTATTATTCCCTCAAAGGTTATCAAGAACAACCTTAGAAAGCTTTAAATTAGGTTTAGGTAGTTACGGTTATTCGGGCCAATATTCACAGATACCATCTCCAAGTGAAGGAGGTATATTTAAAGGTGAATGGTTTAACATTATCAAAGAGTTACCTCATAATTTAAGAGCCTCTGATTTGAAATGGGATTTCTATCTTGATACTGCTTACACTAATAAGCAAGAGAATGATGCTACTGCTATGCTTTGTGCTGCATTTCATAACAATGATTTATACATTAGAGAGGTTAGAGCAGTTAGATTAGAGTTCCCAGAACTTATAAAAGAGATAGAAAGCTTTGCAATGATGAACGGTTATACAAATCGAAGCCGTATTTATGTAGAGCCAAAAGCAAGTGGTAAAAGTATTGTTCAGATGCTTAAAAGGTCAACGGGCTTAAATGTTATGGAAGATAAGCCACCAGTACAAGACAAAGTTAGTAGGGCTTCTAGTGTTTCAGCATTCGTTGAAAGTGGGAGAGTTAGCCTCTTAGATGGTAGGTACATAGATAGTTTCATAAATGAATTAAAAGGCTTTCCTAATGGTAATCACGATGATCAGGTTGATGTCCTAGTAATGGCAATCGATAAGAACACAAACAGGAGAAAGAAAGTAAGAGCCATTGCATAATATTTTCATTGTAATACAATTTTATTATTATATTTGATTTACAAAACAAACAACATGAAAAAAAACAACAGAATAAAAATCAGAAAACAGAATCAGTT